GTAGACGCGATCAGATTCGCCCTCTTTGCGGTCTACTTCGATGCCCGCGGCGGCTTCGGCATCACGGAGGCGCTTCGTCAGCGCGTCGATGGCGTCGAGGTCTTCTGGCGTCGCTTTCTGACTGCGCGCCCGATGACGCGGCGCCGAGGTGGGCGACGTCGCGTCATCGGGGACAGGATCGGCTGCTGGGACGGGCGGGGCAAAGCGCGGCGTATTCGTGAACTGGGCTTCGTGGTCGGCGAGGCTCGGCGTAGCCTTTGGCGGCGCGGCGTTGCCAGCCGCGGCGTCGTAGAGTTTTTGAGTTTCTTCGTTTAGTGGCACGAGTCTGGAAACTCTACACTAGTCGCGGCTTGGCGCGCAACCACGATTCTCTAACTCTTGAAAACGTCTCTCGATCGCTATCGCGGCCCGGCGAAGCCTGTCGAGGGAATGCGACGTGTCGAGAATGCGCTGGTAATAGAGGATTTCAATCTTGATCTGCTCGACGGTCTTATCTTCATGTTTCATCGTTCACAGCACCGTTTGGCAAGCGCGATGGCCTCGTCGATGGGCAGATCCAGAATGTGCGGCGGAAACGCTAAGGTCGGGCCACAGCGGTAGAGTCCATCCCTGAACACCCAGCGCGGCTTGCCTTCCAGCCCCAGCGCCTGGGAGATGACCGACGGCGAGATTTTGTGCCGCGGCGGCTTCGGGTGATACGCCTGCTTCGCCGCGTCCTCAGTGGACCATGCCATGCCCGTGGACGCTCCGAATCGTGATGATTTCAGGATGCTTGATGTAGGCGCGCCGCTTCAGCTTTTTCAAGGTGAATTCTTCGGCCGATTGCCGCAGCACGCCGTATTGCTCTGGCCGACCATCTCGGTCGCACACGAGCACGCCGTTCTCGACAATCACCCAGTTGCGGCGTCGTGTCGGCATCAGCGCGACTTGCGAGGCTTGAGATGAGCGCCGAGATTCTTGCCAGGATGCTCGCGGAAATGTTTCTGCTCCATCGCGCGGCCTTTCGGCGTTTCCTTATTGCCGTGCATTGCGCCGATCTTGTTCAGCGTCCCATACACGGCATGAGGGTTGTTTGGATATTCCTTCTTTAGCGCGTTCTCAAGGAACTTCGGCATTCTGTCCTCCTACACGCGCGGCGGCCAGCGCCACGCAACGAAGCTGATCGCCGCTCAACATCTCTTCGTTCTGCATTGCGGATGTCGCGATAAACGGCGCGCCAGCATCGAGAAACACGGTGAGATTCACGCACGTGTCCGACCAGACGCGCGTGATGATCGCGGGATGCTCATTGACACCGTTCGCTGGTTCCGATCGAAACAACACGATGCGACCGAGACTCGGCTTCTGTTCCATCTGTCCTCCTATTCATTTTACGGCCGATGGAGGCACGGTGCTGAACACGCGACCGGGGCAGGTCACGTTTCCCAGCCAGCGACTCATTGCCGGGCCATCGACCGTAAAATTTCCAACTTCGCGTCGATCTCGCGCATGTCGGATGCGGCGTCCTGCACGGCGTGCAAATCGCCCGCGTCCAGTTTCGAGCGCAGATATTGGAGCAGCATCGCGCGCTGTTCTTCGAGCGTCGCCACGAGCTTGTCTGTCGCCATCGGCGTCACTGCACCGATTCCTGTGGCGGCTGAAGCGCCGCCTGCTGTGCGCCTTGCGCGAGTTGCCCCGCGATGCCCTGCTGGCCCTGCTGCAAGGCCTGCTGATGTTCCTGATCGGCCTGCTGCACGGCCTGCCCGTGCTCTTGCGCGCTGAGCGCTGCATCGTGCTGCGCCTTCGCGGCCTGCTGCTCAAGCGCCTGCCCATGCTCCAACTGGGACATCGCGGCCTCATGCTGCATTTCAAGGCCGGTCGCCAGCAGTTCTTCTTGCGATTCGGCGCCGGGGTCCGCGGCCTGCTTCGACGCCTGAATGCGCGCGACTTCGATCTTGGCCGAATTGTCGATTTCGTGAATATGCACCTCGTGTGCGAGCTTGTCTTGCTGGAGCTGCACTTGTGCCTGATGCTTCACCTGATCGGTCTTGATCACGTCCTGCGCGGCCTTGATCACCTGATCCTGCTCTTGCACCTTCTGCTGCAACTGCTGCATCTGCGCCATGACTTCGGGCGGGATGTTCAGCCCCTTCGATTTCGCGGCCATCTGTTCGAGCACCTTCGGATTCAGCATCGCTTTCATGCGATCCGACATTTCCTCGTGCCCCGGCCCATCTTGCATCTTGAAAAACAGATCGCCGAACACGGACATCATCGCGCCCGGGTCGGCGGAGATAATCTGCCCCAAGTTCGCCGCCTGCTCTTGTCGCAGCGTCTCGTAATTCTTCGTGACCTTGACCACGACGTTGAAGTTCGCGTCCTTCGTCAGTTTGAACCGCTGCGCGTCGGAGGCGTCGGAGGGAATCGGCCGCGCGGTCTTGCCCTGCCCGACGGTCTTGAACGGCTGATTCAGCATTACCGTTTGCTGCTGGCCTTCTGGGTCGATAATGCTCGCAAGACGGCCAGGGCGAGTTCCATATATCGGAAATAAGAGGCTGTTAATGATCCGTCCTTCTTGCCTAATCGAGCGCGCCCAATTACCGATAAGCGTCGAATCGCCGCGTTGATCGTTCGCGACGACGGCGGAGATCGCTTTAGCAGAGCGGAGGGCCGGATCGGCTTCGCCTTGACTCGGGCCGTGGCTTTGCGTCGTTTGGGCAATGGACTCCTTAAACACCTGCACGGCGCCGGAAATCGGTCCCACGATATCGGTGCCGGTCGCAGGCACACTAGGCGGCGGCGCAGGCCGTCCAGTCAGATCGGTTTGTTTGTAGTGCAGAATCCCCGTGCGCGTATTGATCGACTGCCATTCCTGCTCGAAGTTTTCGTCTTGCCCTTCGGCCATCATGACGGAACGCAGCGGCGCGAGGCCAATCGCTTCGACCCAGCGACTCACCATGTAGTTAAACCCGCGGCCGGAATCCATCATCGGCTGCACGATGCCTTCCGCGCGGCGCTCGCCGTCGTAGGGCTGAATCGGTCGCGCGACGTATTCCACGATCGGGATATAGGGCGAGGGGAAATCGGTTTCATCGAGCACCTGATAGCCGTCGATCTTCGCCCACTTCACTTTCCGATCAGGCACCTCGCGCGAATCGATCACGTCGGCGTCGTCCGGCGCTTCGTCGGCCCACACGTCAGAGCCGTCGCTGAGCTTCAGGAGTTGCCGTGGTTCACGCACGATGTAGTAGTAATCAACCACGCGGCAGGAGCGCGTCTCGCCGTCCGCCGTGAACCACTTCGGATAGTCATCCCCAAGCGCTCGGAATTCGGTATCTGAGGCGTCGGTGATCGTGTTGCGCTTACCGTCCACCTCGCCGTACTCAGCCACGTATTCGTCCCAGGGCATGTCATGCGCGACAAACCCCCAGTTCGCGTCAGAGCCGTCGAAGTGTTCGCGGTTCGGGTCGAGCGTCACGGACGACTGGTTGTAAATCTTATGCACGTAAATTTCTTGGTCAAATGTTTTGCCGTCCACGAAACGTGTAAGGACGGCCCAATAACCACGGCCCGCGATGTTCCCGCGGTCAGCGCCCCACAACCGAGCCTCCACCGCTTGAGAATCTCGTTGAATGCGGCGCGCGAGTCCTTCGCGCACTTTAATTTCGGTTTCATCGATTTGTCCAATCAGGTCGGAGAAATCATCGGCCGACACGAGTTCGAAGCCCAGTTCCGCGCCGGACATCTGCGCGAGCAACTGGTTCAGCGGTTCGAGCGTCTGGTTCACCGTGAGCATCGGTCGCGCGGGCGCTTTCGGTTGGCCATTGCTGCCGTCATTGCCTTTGCGAATGGCCGCGATGTCGGCGGGCCACTGATCGCCCGCGGCAAACCGCAGCGCTAGCAGTTCACGTTCGCGTTGGGCTTCGTCGGCGTCTTGGCCCTGCTTGAAGCGCTCGCGCGCGGTGTCCATGAAGGCGCGGTCTTTTTTCGACTGCCGCGCGAGCATCGACTTGAGCGGGCGATTACGCTTGGGCATTAAAGATCCTGCTCGAATCCTGCTGCGTGCGCGTGTCCGCCGCCACCATGCGCTTTCGCGATTTCTGAGACATCAATGCCCGTTTCATCAGAGCGCAACGACCACTGTCTTTTACCGTCTTGACGGTCGAAGTAACAGGCACCGAACGGATGGCCCTTGGCGAGCTCGCCGGCAATCTCAGAGAACAGAACCGTCGCATTGACGATTGGCACCGTATATGTGTCGTCGAAATTCTCTAGTCGCGCATTGCGCACGTGCGTCTGGATGATCGCCTTTTCGGCCCGTCGAATCGCCGCGCCTTCGCGCTTGAACATTTCGCGCTGACCGACTGAGGCGTGGAACTCGTCCCAAAGTTCGAAATCGAGCGGGTAGCTTCGGAGCGCGGCGTTGATGTTTTCTGATTCTGGGAGCGCATGACGCCATAGGTCGCGGTCTTCCGTATAATCCACGAGCCACGGCGATTTCATGTCCTGCCATCCGCCGAGATATGCGAAATGCTCCCATGCGAGCCGCCCGCCGCTTTTGTTCATGTCGAAGTGAATGCGCGGAAGCTCCGACCCTGCTTTGTTCTGAATCAGATCGGGACGTTGGATGAACTCGTCTACAAGTCCGTCAAGTTCGGCCTGCGCAGTTTTGTGATGATCAAGCACGGTCACTGATTGCGCTTCCGACAGAATGGCGCGCATCTCGTTTCGCTTGTAGCTGAAATCGAGGATATACACAGTTCTGAACGCCATGCACGGATGCGCCTGACCGTAATTGACCGGCACAGCTTCGATCTCGCCGAGCGCCATCCGTGCGACCCATGCCGCGCAGAAACCGTCCCAACAATTCGCGTGATAGAGCACGAGCGGTTTCACTTCGCGGCCTCTGCATCAACCATCACGCTGAATCCGCCAGCTTTCACCGGCACGCTGGTCTTGATTTCGTCGCCGTAGAATTCGACTAACGCGATGTGCGGATAGCCCTTCGCCAGATCATCGGCCCATGCCGCATCAACGTGCTCAGGGTCCGCGATCTCTGCCTGCGCGCGCAACCGCGCCGACTGCGCGAGTGCTTCACTGGCCGCAACCGGATTGCCTTCCACGATGGCGCCGTTCGCGCGATGCCGCAGCGAGCGCCGATAGACGAGATGTGCGGCGCGTGACTGCGCGAGCAGGTCGGCCACAGTCGGCGCGTCATCCTTTGCCGCGACTGGCGCGGCGGCGTCGAGATGCGTGAGAATAGCGACGGCGCGCTCAGTCGTGGTCGGCATTGGTATTCGTCGTCGTGACGGTGCGCGCTTGCGGAACGCAGCCACAACTCGGCGTAGATGGCGGCGGCAGAATCGAGTGATACACGGTCGGCGCATAAATCGGTGCGCCGCACTTCGGACAGTGGCCGACGATGGTGTAGCTCATTTTTCTTGCCAATCGTGAAGAATTGGAATCGCTTCCAGTTTCTCGACCCGTTCCTTCAGCGCGACAATCTTCGATTCGAGCAGCCTAAGCGCGCTCGCGTGCACTTCCAGCGCATGATCCATCGCGCCCATCAGTGAGCCGCGCGACATCAGTTCGCCGGCGGCCGCCTTGCGCGCCGTCTCGTTCGCGCGTGCGCTGTAGCCCATCGGTCGGTCCTCCTTAACCATGCCGCCGCGGCCTGTCGCCACATCGTCAGGAATAGCTTCGGCGAGTCCGTCCGGCCATTCCGTTGTCGGCTTATCGCTCATTCTGAATCCTGCAACTTCCAGAACCAATCGCACGCATCATTGAGGCAGTAGTGGTAAACGCCCATCCCGCCATACGCGAGACCATAGCCGTCGCCAATCTCGCTACTGCCGCACTTTGGACAGCGACCGTCTTCGGTGAGTGGCTCGCCATGTTCTGTTCCAGGTTCACCGCCGCCAGCGCCGCATATATGAATCGGTTCATCCATCGTTACACCATCCATGGCGCGACGCTATTTCAGCGCCGCGACGATAGCCGAGAACAACGAGTCCTTGCGCTTCTGCGCCTCCGGCAATTCGTCGTAGGGCACGAAGCACGGATGCACCTTCTTGACCGCATCTTTCACGGCGCCGTAGGACCAGCCCGCATCGGCTTTCTCTTTCAGCCACAGCTCGTGCGACTCGCGCGGCATCAAGTCGCTTTTCAGATGCGCGCGGACACCGTTGATCGCGCTCTCTCGCTGCCACGTCGGCGCATCGTCCCATGATGGCTGACTGAAGTCGCCGAGCGAAGCGCAGTAGGCGCGGTTCGCCTCGTGACACACGCGCGCGATATCGTCGGTGGCGACTAGCGTTTCGGTTGCACTCATACACGCTCCTTTGTTTACACCATCCACGGCGCGATGCCGCCCAGCGGTGGACCTTGCGTCAGCCCAGCCTTCTCCTTCGCCGTGCGCCGCGCATGCATCCGCTCCTCGTCTGACACCTGACCCGCGCAGAAGTTTAGCACCAAATTCTCGACGCATCGCATCGCTGTGGCGTATTGGTCGTCTTGAAACGGCTGCCGGAGCGCCTTGTTCGAAACGCTCACATCGTGCGCGTCCCAGACATACCCGCCCTCGAACGCGAAGGCCATAAACGGCTGTTCTTTCACCGTCCCATCTGGCGCCGCGGACAACCAGCGCGACGGGTCCGCATTGATGCCGATCGCCTCCTCGCGCGCCGAAATCCGCCGCCGTAATAGCGCCCCAACGTGCTCGATCATCCCGAGCTGCACATCGTGCGAATTCGCCGCGTCGCGCCACATCGGTCGGAACTTCGCTTCGCGCAGCAGACTGATCAGCGTGTAGCGGTCCTGCGTGCCGGTCTGCTCGTGCTCGCCCATCGGCGACGTGCAGGTCTTCACGACCAGCTTGCGGCCTGGTAATTCCGGGAACCATTCGGCCCGATACGCGCGCACGACCGGGATGAAATCTTCGAGCATCAGCCGCTCGCCGAGAATCCCACCCAGCAGCTTCAGCGCGCCCTGCGACGTGCGCTGCGCGATCACCCAGACCGGATTGTGTTTGCCGAGTTCGAAGGCTTCAATCAGCGGCGTCTCGGGCTGCCACGTCATCGGCTGCACGTGAATCTTGCGGTCGAAGAGGTTGTCGTAAATCGGATCGCCGATCACGTTCAGCCCGCGCTGCCCAAGCACCATCGTCTGATGCTTCGGATGCTCGGGCGGATACGTAATCTCGGTGCGCTCGATGAAATCGGCCGGCAGATTGTGCGCGTTGTCGAAGAGGCTCAGCGCGTAGTATTTCCGACCCTTGATATTGTTCTTCGCCGGGAACTGCTTCGCGAGCCAGTGATCGAAATTCGTCGGGTTCGGCGAAAAAATCAGTTGCCGCGGATAATCCTGTCCGCGCTGGCGCGCTTCGATGTCAGGCCTGAGGCGAGAGCGCAGTTCCGTCGCGATGTCGCCTGGCAGTTGTTCCGCCTGGTCGATGTAAATCATCGAGACCGGCAAGCCGCGAATCTTCCCATAGCGCTGCTCGGGTTCCGAGGAAATGGTTTTCAACCCGAACGCGAAACACTTCGAGTCGTTCCCCATCGTGTAGTATTTGAACTTCTCGTTCCACGTGTGCGTCGAGCCGTGGATGCGCGCCAGCTTTTCGAACTCCGGCCGCAGCAGCGCGTGCGTCGCATCGTCCGTCCAGCGCGCAATTAGGACGGCGATGCCAGGATAGCGACGCAGTGCTTCGAGCACCTTCCAGAGACAGACGATGGTTTTCCCACACGACAGCGCGCCTTCGAGGTCGATCTCAGGCGTCATGTCCGCGAGGAATTCCGCATGCACGCCGCGAAACTCCAGCGTGGTGCGCATCGGCGCGACTTCGACGGCCGCGACTTGTTCTGGCGTCGCTTCGACGGATTCGACCACAGCGGACACCGGCACGATTTCGGATGGGGCGATGCCTTTTTTGCCGAAGCAGCGCGGGAACGTCGAGCACGAATAGAATTCGCGGCCGGTTTTCTTCGCGACGCGCAGCACCATCGGCGCGCCGCATTTGGCACAGACAAGATTAGTTACCGACATCGGTTCGCCTTTTGCGATCATGGCGCACTTTGCGCCATGATCGCCCTTGCCCACACTGCGGGCACTCTCGACCGCGCAGCCCAAGATGCGGCCCTTCGCGCAGATCTTGGCGACACGTGGGACACGCCCATCGGCGCCACGATCGGCGCGCGCGATCATTCATGCGCGTGCTCGGGATGCTTCGCTTGCATGTGCGCGCGCAACTGTTTGAAGCTGCGTCGGCAATGCGGACAGACGCCGCAGTTGACGCGCCGTTCGAGTCGTTTCGCAGCAGCCTTCGCCTTGCCCGCCGAGATGTTCGCGCCTTTTGCGCGCTGCTCAGCCCATTCGCGCGATCGTTGCGCGGATTCAGCTTTCGCTTTCTCTTGCGCGACTTGGCGTTCTAGCTCAGCGATGCGTTTCTCGGACGGCGTTTCTCCGGTTAAATATTGCTCGTGTCCATTCGGACACCAGAATATTTTATGGTCAGATTGTCGCAGGTCGTAGAGCGCTGATTCCATCGCGAATCCGGTTCCGCAGCGACAGCATTCGATGGCTTTGAATCCGGCCCATGTTTGTGGGATGCCCATCACGACTCCTCTCGTTCAATGCGCATCTTGACTGCTGGCGGCTTGAACGTGATGTCCGCGAGCTTGCGCAGCACATTCGACAGATGATGGTCGGCGATCGACAGTTCGAGCGGCGCCGTGTCGTAGACGCTCCAGACCGACACCTTCCACTGCGGCACGACTTGCATCACTGGCTCACCTCTTCGAACAGCCCCTGCTGCGTGCGCCGCGTTTCAGCTTGGCGCAAATTCTTTGCCGCGACGCGCGCGTAGCTCTCTTTCAGTTCACAGCCCCAGAAACGTCGCCCGAGCCGCACAGCTTCGTAGCCCTCGCTCCCGATGCCGGCGAACGGCGACAGCACGAGTTCGCCGGGATTGCTCCACAGCCGAATGCAGCGTTCGATGGTGCCTAACTGTAAAGGGCAGATGTGGCGTTCGTCGTCGTTCTCGCGCGCTTCGACCACGTTTAGCGTGTCCGTTTCGCTGATGCCATACCAGATCGGCCGCGCCCACTCGATCCAGTCGTTGCGGTCGATATCGGGATGAATCGGCACGGCGTTATCGCCCGGCTTGCGAAACACGAGGATGTAATCCGCAAGCGCGGGCCGCAACCACGAGGCGTCCTTTTCGAGTTGCACGAACAGCAGCGCCTTCGAATGCGTGCGGATCGCTTGCGCCTGCGGATCTTTGTCGATGCAGATGTCGCCGTGGTAAATCCAGCCTTCGGCCGTGAACGCCTGCACCATCGCGCCGCGCAAATCGATCAAGCC